TCAGCCATTAAGATCCTCCAGCTGTTAAATCAATTGTATCTCCAACTCTTTTAAATTTAATATCTTGTCCTAAATCAAAAGTAATTAATTCTGTAGCACCTGATCTATCCATTATATTCATGGCATCTTCAAATACCACATCATTGTCCTCAGCTAATGCAATTGTTTGATTTAGATAATTGTTAAGTGCTTTCATTTTACCTTCAAATGTAACCTCAGTATCTCCTAGTTGTGGGATCATTTTTTTAATTCTTTCAGCTTCTTGTTCTGATACAGCTGCACCAGAAATTGCTTTACCCAAGAATGAAGTAGTTTTTTGAATATCTGCTTTTAAAACTGCAAATCTTTTAGCACCTTCAGTGCCTAGAACGTTTGTAATAGGAGAAATAGTTCTGTAAGATATTGGTCCTACTGGTTTATCTAATGCTAAATAATTTTTTGCTACATCTCCAAGAATAGCTTTTATCTCTTTAGCACCTCTAGCACTCTTTAAAGCATCAGCACTTGGTTTACTAATTACATTTATCTTACCTTCAGAATCTATTTGTGCTGAAGTTCCTTTAGGTAACTTAGCTGCTTTCAATTCAGCATCGGTCATCAATCTAGCTGCCTTTTTAGGTTTTGCTTTTTCTAACGCAATTAATGTTGCTGGTAAAGTTTGAGCACCTTGGCCTACTGCTCTTAGGGCACCACTTATAGGACTTTCACCTGGTCTTTGAGTTGATTGTAATAATGGAGCTGCAAATTGAGCTGCTATAATCGCCTTCTCCCTACTAGTAAGACCACCTTCTTGAAAGTGTTGAATATTAGCAATCCCACCTTTATTGAATGCTTTAGGTTTATGCATTTCAAAATATCTATCTCTAAACATTTTTCTTGTTAATACTTTATCCATATTACCTCGGCTGCATTAAGTTATATGTAGAGTAAGCACCCAAGCCAGCACCAATAGCTTGTCCTAAAGGATTAGCACCGGGAGCCGTGGTAGCTGTTAATGTGCTTTGTGTAGTTGGTAAATTAGTCATTATACCTTTCATAAATTCAACTCTTTGATAAGGTTCATATAATCTTTGTAATTCAGTTTGTCTTTGAGCATCTAATTGTGCTTGACCAAGACCTCTTTGCAACGCACCAGCTTGCATTTGAGATTGAATATCTGCAAGACTCATTGCTTGTTGTTGAGCACCTAAAGCACCTAAAGCTTGACCACCTGCTAATTGTTGTTGCCTTTGAGTTTGAGCTGCTTGTAGTGCAGTTTGAAAACCTTGAGCTTGAGCTTGTCCCATAGCTTCCAAAGTTCTTTTTTGTAATTCTGCTTGTTGAACACCTTCTCTACCACCACCAAAAGCACCTGCCCCAATTGCATTAGCTGCTAATTGATTAGCAGCCATTTGCCCTTGTCTTCCTATTTCAGCAGTAACATAATTTTGAAAAGGGTTTAAAAAACCTTGAATGTTCGGATCTTGCATTCCTGTTGCAATTGATCCAATACCAGCTCCTACAGTACCTGCACCAACACCTGTTTGCCCTGCTTGTGTAATTCCAGCTTGTTCAAGCTGACTTAAAGGTGCAACTTGTAAAGCAGGTAATGGTACTTTTGTTTTAGCTAAATTAGCAGCTTCATCATATAAGGCTAATTTTCTAGCTTCAACTCCTGGAGCTTCTCTTGCTATCGTTGTGGTAGTTCCAGTAGTAGAACCTCCACCACCTCCTCCAAATATACTCATTATTTAATCTCCTTTTCAAACTCTACATGTCTACTTTTGTATCCGTATTTTTTCATAATATTTTTATATCCTGGCCTCATGTAGGCTTTTAATTTTTTACAACCATTTATTTTTGCAAAATTTTCTAAAGTGTTAATTAATGTTTCTTCCCATAAATGCATTTTTTTTCCTGTACATATTAAACCTTGTAATTCTTTATAGTTTGGGTTTTGAAATATTCTTGTAGTAACAACTCCATATACTTTATTACTTTCTTCATCTTCAGAACCAAAAATTAAAAACAATTGGTTTTCTCCTGAAAGTAATAATTTTTTTATATCTTTAGCATCAGCATATTTACCACTGTAAACTAAGGCCTCAGCTATTAAAAAATGTACTAGTGGCCAAAACTTCTCTATTTCAGAGGATGCTATTGGTAAAACCTCTATGTTTGAATTAATTTGTCTGCTTGCTTCCATTGGTTATATCGTAAATTCTTTTAAATTGTTTTTGTTGATTATAAAAAAAATCTGCTCCTGCTTTTCTCATACCTTTAAAACTTTTTGGATCTGCACCTGATAAAATACCTGCACCTAAAACTGCATCTGCTCTAGATACAAATTCTCCGTCAGCTAATTGTGCTAACATTGTGTCCTCATCCTTATCTCCAGCACCAGCTCCATCTTCAACATAACCAGTGGCTCTTACATAATTATTTACATCATTTTCGTCATGATCTATTTTAGAAGGCAAATAATTTACACCACCTTTATTATATTTTGGAAGTGCTGTTGCAAGGCCGCCTTCATTAGCATAAAACATATTATCACCAGTTACTTCATCTCTTGTTGGTCTAACGTTTGTTGGTAATTTAAAACTACCTCTTATATTTTCTCTTTGTTCATCATATGCTTTTTTATAATCTTCTTCAGTAACAAGTGGCTTTACTTCTTCATCAGGCATTAAAAAAGGTGCAATAGTTGAAGCTGCAATTAATTTTGTTCCTGTATCTGCACCTAAAATACCTGAACCTTTTGCTGCAGCTTTAGCAGCATCACCTTTTAAACCAGCTGCTTTAATTTGATCAGCTGTCATTTTTTTTTCACCTATCATTTTACTTAAAAAATTATCTCCACCTCCCATTCCTGGCATTCCGCTAAATGCTTGTCCTCTAAAATCTTGAGTGACTTGTGCAAAAGGTGAGCCCGCAAAACGTGTCATACCTCCAATTTGCCCTAAACCGAAAGTTGTACCACCCACAAGGGCAGCATCTTTCAATGCCATTCTAGTTGATTTTCCTCTAAGTTTCTGTACGCCAAATGTGGCTAATGCTAATGTAAATGGATCCATATACTATTTTCCTAATAATAGCATATATTACCATTTTATTTACGTGCTATCAACTCATCGTAAAAACGACCTTGATATGAATGCTCTCCCACATGAACTATTGAATCATTAATGTAGGCATAACACTTGCCACCAAGATTTCTCCATAATTGACAGAAAGCAAAATCTTCTCCTAAAAATGTCTTTTCTTTTGGATCATGTAAGGTATCAAAAAAATTCCACATGTTTGGTTTATCCACATATTCACCATTTATAATTGTTTTTTGAATTATTTTTTTATCTGGATAAGCCTTAATCATTTTAAGTATTACATCTCTCTTAATAAGCATACATCCAGTTGGTGAATCGGTAACCTCCATAATTCCATTATCCACATTAATATTTTTGTCATTAGGAATTTTCATTGGATAAGTATGTAAAGCCTTTCTGATGTCATCAGCAGATTTAATTTTACCTTCTTGTATTTTTCTAAAAGCCTTATCCCACATTAAAGTTTTTAAAGGGTATGGAACAGATATTACATCTTTATCTGCCTTCAACATAGCAAAAATTGATTTTGCTTGAAAATATATATCTGAATCTATAAATAATAAATGAGTTGCATTACTACCTAGCAATCCTGATACACATAAATTTCTACCTTGTGTTACAAGAGAAGACTTCATTAATTGAAATGAAACTTTAATTTTTTCTTTAAAGCACGCTTGTTGAAATTCTAATAGTGCTTGTGTGTAATGAATTGAAACCTCACTATGAACTGGTGTACCAACCAATATGTTAATTTTTGGTTCACCTTTTTCTACTGTTTTATTTTTCCACAAAGGTTTGATAGCTTTATCATAATCTGATTGCACCTCTAATGGACCTTGTGGATAAGTAACTCTATTTTCTTGAATGGTTTGGTAAGTATCTTCATTTACAAATTTATCGTTTGACATTCAACGCTCCTTTTAAAAAATTCTCCCATTCCATACCTTTTTTCTCCCAACTATAAAATCTTTTGTAAAATTTTTGTTGTTCTTCCAAATGGTTTTGTATTATTTCTGTATGTAAATAATTTGATGCTATATCAATTGCGTGAGCTGCAGACTCAGCTAATAGATCATGATTCTTTGTATAATTTAAATACACAGGCCATTCAGCACATGTCTCAGGTAAAGCACCAAAGTTTGTAGTTATAACATGTAATCCTGCTGATAAAGCTTCTAAAGCTGACACACAAAAAGTTTCTTCAAATATACATGGATAAACAAATAAATCATAATCTGTCATGTGATCTAAAATATATTCATTAGGTTTATACCCTATATAATTTACGTTAGGTAATTCTCTAGCTTGCTCAAATAAAGGTTCAAATTCTTTTTTATGATGATCTGAAAATGCACTGCCATATACATCACACGAACTATATACATCTAAAACTATATCTTTGTTTTTTACCATTTGCATTGCTAATAGTAAAACATTTAAACCACGCCATGGTGTGCAATGATGAATTATTTTTATTGGATCACCTTTTTTATAAATTTTTCTTTTTGGAAAATTATTCGTTCCATTTTTAATAACTATGCTTTTGTCCTCAGGTATTTGAAAAAAGTATCTAAATTTTTCGTACGTCCAATGTGAGTTAAATACATACCAATCGTATTCATTAAAACGTGATTGATTTCTAAAAAACTCTTGTAGATTATTTTGATCATAAGAGTTCTTTTGCCAAAGAATATTTATTTTATTTTTATCTAAAGGTACTTTTCCAGGTATAGAAGTGCAAATTTGAAAATTATCTAAAATGTCTTTTGAAACATGTTTGCTTAACAACTCATGTTGTAATTCTGTTGCACCTCTTGGTTCCATTATTCTTTTGTTTTTGCACCCATTGAAACTCTAGTTACAGTAATTTCTAAATCTTGTCTAAAATCATCGCTAGTAGTATCAGTATTGGGGTCAGCAACATCAGCATCAAAAGCTTCTTTAGATTCATAAATTTTACCAGTCCTCTTGTGTTTAATTATTTCTTTTGCTACGGCAGGTATCTCAGGTATATTTTTCATAGTTTTTTTATACTTATTTTTTTATCTTATTCAATAAAAATTACTTGATTTTTTCTAAACTCATCATGAAATCTGTTACTTTCAAAAGCAGCACCATGAGGTATTTCAGATCTAAAAATAACTAATTTATTAAATTCTGCTTTTATATTAATCAATAATTCAAAATCTTCTTTAGGAACCCAAGGATCCTTAAATTGTTGTTCAGGTGGTTTGGGTTCTTTTTTAGGTGCATATAAATTTGTACCGTCACATGGATTTTCATTTAAATAAATAATACAATTAAATCTTCCTGTATCTATATGAGGCCAGAAATAATTATCTTTGTATTTATCTTTCATATCTATAAATTTCATATAATTTGTAAGAACTTTTCCTTTCATAAATTTTGTTTCTCCATCAAGTTTTTTAAAAAGCTCAAATTCCACTTCTCTAAATTCATCGTTTGATATCACATGCCTTAAATCAATATATGTTTTTAAATTACAAGACCCCTCTTGCTCACCCCAACCATGTACAAAAGGAGTATTAGTATCTAAAAACTTTGTTACTAAATCAGGGTACTTATAAAAATCTTTTAACTCATAATAGTAATTACTAGGTTGTTGTAAATCTAAACTGTTAATTTGAAACATTATTGTTTTCTTCCTTGCCTATTATAGGGTTTATGATCTCTTTTTTCAGATTTATTTAAATTTTTTTTGTGACGTCTTGGACGTTTACGAGGTTTTGGCCTAGGTACATAATGTATAAATTTTTGACGTGCCATTTTTTATTTTCGAATTTTTACACTTTACTGAAAAATAAACTCATAGTAAACCTATAACTAGGTCCTAAAATATTTTGTGCTTTGATAGTATGTTTAATTTCTCCATCAAATATAATAGCTCTGTTAGGCACATATGGACTTGACTCCATAATATCTTTTCCATTACTTTCATAAAATACAGTCTCACCACCCCACTCAGGATTCCAAGTTAAATTAGAATAATGCAAAAATACTATTTGATCTTCATGATTATGAATATAATTTACATCATGATTTTTTGTAAGATTAATTATACATTTTTCATAATTTTCAACAGTAATATTTTTGTCTTTAAAAGCTCTTAATACTGTATCTAAAATTTTTAAACCTTTAACATCTTCAAAAGAATAAGGACTATGTAAACATGGATGTGCTCTATGTTGTACCTCTAGACTATCAGTCCAACCAATTCTAAAATTAGAATTCATAATAGTCGTAAACAATTTATTTTGTATTGAAGGTGAAAAAAAATTATCGTGCTTTTCGATCATTAACCATTTTCTTGAGATCTATCTATTAAAGCAAAACTTATGGCACCTTGAATTTTATTACCTCCTGAGGCTGCAGCTACAGTTATTGCATCACCTGCTTCTAAATTTAAACCTTGTGGTGTAGCATTTACTTGCGATTTTGCAGCTAAATCGTCCCTAAAAAATTCATACTCTGTGCTTGAGTCCGAAGAATCCACTAAATTCATATTTACTAATATTGCTGATGAAGCATCGTTGTTTGCACAATAAACACTTTTGACTATTACTGTTGCATCACTAGGACATGTAAATACTGTAGTCTTATCTGTGCTTGCTTGTTTAAAACCTTGGTTTTTATATTGAATTGTCATGATAAAAAATAATTAAAAGCATCTAGTTCATTTTTAATTTCTTGTTGATAAGAAGTATTTAACTTATCTTTAAGGGTTTGTAAAGTTTGAGAAACTTGTCTTTGGTTTTCCTCATTATACATGGGAGTAGGTTCAGGTATTAAAATATCTACTTTAGCCATTATCTCATTCCATCAGGTTGTACATCAACTCTAAAAGTTCCATATCTCCAATCTTGATCAACAGAAGTATTTGCAACTTTAACACTAGCAAATCTAGATCTAGCTCTTGTGTCTACTTTTTGCGTAGTAGAATTTACTGTAAAAGGTCCGAGAGGCGAGGATGATTCAGTATCAGCAGGGAATGTTCTTAAGTTAATTGTGATTTGTGCATCACCTACAATTGTTTTAAAATCTGGTACAAATCTTCTCATAGACAAGAAAAATTGTCCGTCACCACCTTGATTTAAATCAAAATCTCCTGATTCAATAAAAGCTTCAATTGCAGTTTTTTGTCCAAGAAAATCTACTTGGTTATTACCAATTTCATGTGCATAATAAATTGTTGAGCCATTAGTGTTTGTAACACCTTGTATTACAGGAAAAGTAGGTGTTCCACTTGCGTTAAACTCAGTTGCATAAGGATTATCAAATAGAGTTGAATCTTGCCATGAGGTTCTAGCTAATGATCCAGTCGTCCATGTATCCTCTGTATAATTATAAGTAACAACTCTATCAAGTTGATTAGAACCTGCTTTGGGATAAAACCAATTTATTTCTTCGTATAAATGATTTAAACCAACACTAACTAATTCTGCTGCTCCATAATTTATACCAAGATTATTACCTTTATTTGTAAATACAAAATCCTCTACTAAACATGGAACAGATTTAACAGTACCATCATAGACAAAAAATCCTCCTGCTTGACCCATCCACCATACTGCACCGTTCACATATTTAATTGCGTTTTGTCCTATTAATCCACAATTGCTTCCAACTTGCCTTATGGAGAAGGTAAATGGTGGACCTACAAACTGCATAATATAAGCAGAGGTATCAGTAACAATTAAAATATAATCTTTCGCTTTTGCAGCTCCAACAATTTTAACACCAGAATCAATTCTAAAGCTTCCCGCAGTATTAACTGATGTGGGTGTATAATCAGATATATTTTCTTGATCTGAAAATCTTATAAACATTTTGTCTTGTGTATTATTGTTAGCAATGGTGGTTTCGGTGCCAAGCATAATTAAATGTCTATCTCTTTCAGATACAATTGACATAACAGAAGTAGTAGGGGCTCCACTTACTACAGCTGCTCGTGTTGTTAATGCAGCAGGTTCATTACTAATTGTATTCCACTCAAATGTTTTTCCATTTTTAATCGTAGCTATAAGTTTTGAACCAAAATGATCTAATGACCAATTCCCAGGTTCAATAATTACATTTGAAACTAATGAATCTTCTCCCCATGCGGTAAATACTTCAACTGTTGAACCACTTGAATGAGCAGTTCGTGTACCACCAACAGCACGAGTAATTCCTGTTAAATCGTTAGAGGAAATACCAGTGTACGAAATAAATTCTGAACCTACTTTTATAGTGCCTGATGTTGGAAAATTCGTTACAGATGTAAGTGTAATTGATGTACCACTCCCTCCTGTACCATTAGTGTCATCTTGTAGTAATCCATTAAGGGAGCTTAAAACTCCTGACGCTCCACCCCATCCTGAGGTCCCCCAACCATATCCAGCTGTTTGATTTAATGGACCTACACTAACATAAGGTTGAATAGTTGCAGCTCCACTTGTATTTACAGTGGTTCCAGCATTAGATGCCATTGTTATCGTAAAAGAATCCAATGTAGGAACTGATATGATTTCAAAAGAGTTATTAGTAAAATCAGCTGCAACATAACCTGCCCCTACGGGCGGTGTTACTGACGTAAATTTTACTATTCTTCCAGCAGTTAAACCATGACCGTTACTATTAACTGTAACAGTTGGTGATGCATTTACTGTTGAAAATGTAGCTCCAGTTATATCAGAATCAAGAGGTGTAATGTCAAAAAAAGCACCCTCATAATATATAAAAAGTCCTGAGCTACTACCCAAAGCAGCATATCTTCTTCCATCTAAATCTGCCCAAACTAATTGTTGTCTTATTGCGCCTATTAAAGTGCTACCAGTTATTTGTTCCCATCCTCCAATTTTTTCAGGAAGGCCATATCGGAATCTGACATTATCTCCATCTACCCATTGACCCTCAGCTCCAGTCTCTGTAACTTGCTTATTAAATCCAGGTCGTATTTGTATATTAGTTAAAGGCATACTGCATTATACACTAAATCTTATTAGTTCTAAACCATCTTACTATACTTGATATTTAGGTTAAATACTTTATAAGTCAGTTAATGATAAGTTTTATCAATAGCAATAATAAACTTAACGAAAATAAAAACAGTATTTCAGTAACATACCCTAGAACTGTTAATATAATATTTGGAAATTACCCATATCCTGAGCATCTTCATAATATGATCATGAATATAAAACAAAATATTAACCCTGATTTATCTTATAGCACTAACGTAAAAGCTGGTATGACTGATTGGAATCATTTCGCAGATGATCCAATTTTTAAAAGTTTTCTTACTCATATTATAAATACTCATCAAGTATCTCATCCTGATTTGTTTCAATATTTCTTAGAAAGATTTAGAATTCACAATGCTTGGGGTAATGAGGTTAAAAAGGGTGAGAATGTAAACTTACATACACATTCTGAATTACATGGTATTTTGTACCTTACAAAAGGCACAGATTTAATTTTACCAGAACTAAATTTAAAAATAAATCCTGAACCGGGTAGTTATTATTTGTTCCCTCCTGAGATTTTACATGGAACTGAAGAACACAAAGATGAAAACAAAAGGTATTGTATAGTTTTTAATATAGTTGAAGAAGATAAAAAATGGGATTTTAAAAAAAGGTACGATGAGTTACAATCACAAAATATCTGATTTGATATATGAAATACCAAATCTTTTACCTAAAGATGCTTGTAAGGATCTTATAGATCATTATGAAGAATTTAGTCATCTTGCTTGGAGTGAAACAAGTTTAAAATATAAAACTGGTCAAAAATCCACTGATAACTTTCGTTGTTTAAACTTATCTCAATTTAGATTTGAAAATAAAAAAATAAAAGAGAAATGGGATTTAATTATGTTTTACATAAACATAATGGTTACCAACTACGTTATTTATATTAGAAAAGATATTTGTCCTACTTTTAGATCTAATAATATTGGAAAAACAGATAACATTAGAATTATAAAATACAAAGAAGGTGAATTTATAGGAGATCATTCTGATTTAGATCTTACAATAAGAGGCTCTTGTACTATTAACTTAAATGAAGATTATGAAGGAGGAGAGTTTAGGTTCTTTGATGGTAAAATTAAAAAAAATTTAAAAACAGGCCACGGTCTTATATTTCCTGGTGAACCAATATGGATACACGGAACTGAACCAATAAAAAAAGGTACACGTTATACAATAAACTGTTTTCTAAAACCATGAAACTTGTTTTGGAGATACCTAATAAACTTTATTACATTCAAAATTTTTTAGATAATGCAACATATAAAACTTTACATAATGCAATTTTTAAAAAAGATTTACCTCTAGTAAATACAAAAAATACTTGGGGAAAAGATTTATTACATGGGTTTAAAGGTTATACCAAAAAAAGTGAATTAAATGATAACAATGCACTTCTTCAAAAATTAAAAATAATTATACAAAATAACCCTTTTCATAAAATCGTGAATAAACAATTTAATTTTGTCGCTCATTCAATGTCTGACGGTGCTGGAATAAATTGGCACAATGATAAGGATTATGATTATGGAATAACTTATTATCTTAATAGAAGGTGGAATTTTAAATATGGTGGTGAATTTTTATTTATGGACAAGGGACAATATGGTTTTACACCAGTAATAGGAAACTCTTTACTTATAGCTAAAACTCCATTATATCATAAAGTAGTACCAGTAAATAAACCCTTGGTGCCTAGAAAAACAATACAAATGTTTATAATGAAAGATAACACAAATGATTGAAAAAAAAGTAAACATAGAAAATTTTATAGGAGTTTATGATAATTATATTTCTGAAGATGAGTGTAAAAATGCAATAGCATTTTTTGAAGGTAGAGATAAACTAAAACATACTCTAAATAGGTTAAACTCAGAAGATACTTCTATTTTAAATAAACAAGATCAACAATACTTTGCCCATGGTAATAATATAGAAGCTTGGTGGGAAGAATTAAAACCTTTAATGATTAATTTTGATATGGCATGGAAACATTATAGTAGAAATGTTGGTGCAGATACTTATTCATGTGACTTTCATTATACTTCTTTAAAAATTCAAAAAACATATAAAACAGAGGGTTATCATGTATGGCACATTGAACATGGAGCTGGGTTTGAAAATATGGCTAGAGCATTCGTTTTTAGTGTTTATTTAAATGACGTAGAAGAGGGAGGAGAAACTGAGTTTTTACATTTTTCAAAAAGAGTAAAACCAAAAACTGGAAGAATAGTAATATGGCCAGCTGCTTTCCCATATCTTCATAGAGGTAATCCTCCATTGTCTGGAGAAAAATATATTTTAACTTCTTGGATAATGTTACGAGGTTTATAATTAATAAGAAGAATAAGATGTAGGTCTAGCACCTTTATCAGACTCTTCTCTTGGATCTTCATCCCAATCTGATTGTATTCTGGCTAAATGAGCTTGATCCCATTTGTCCACAAACTGATCTCTAAAGTTTCCTAAATTTGAATTTGTCCAAGTAGCATGTGGAGTAGTATCTCTAAATTCTACAGAATCATTATAATCATGATCGTCATCTTTATATTGAATAGCCCAAATGTTTGACCATTTCGAATCATTCCAAAAAGAATCATCATCAATGTTATAAGGTAATGGTTCAGCACCATCATGATTTTGTTTAATAATTATTTTATCGTCAAATACTACTGTCCAATCTGCATTAGTTGCCATTTTTTCTCCTATGTTTTGATTATGTATATCACAGTCAAATAAGGTTGTAAAACAGAAGTTGCATCTCCTGAAAAGTTAGCACTCATGTTGTGTGAGTGTCCTTGTCCAGAACCTGTGTTATTGTTAATATTTTGTCCTGCTGATTGTGGTTCGTGTTGAGGTCCACCAGGATATGATCTTAAACCATTTGCAAAAGGGTTTTCTCTTGGTTGTTTAAATGGGTTGGAGTGACTGTGTGATGCTAACTGAGCAGTAGATAAAGTTGCGTTAGCTGTCGATCCACTAATATTTCCAGTTGAAGCTACAGTATTTGCTCCGCCAGTTGATGCTAAAGCTTTATTAGGAGATTTACCTAATGCAACATTATTTTGTAAATCTGGTAATCCAAATGTAGAAGCTCCATCACCTGATCCATAAGTAGTTCCCACAACTGCAAACAAAGCTGCATAAGTTGATCTTGAAACATTTGATCCGTCACATTCTAAGAAACCTGATGGTACTGAAGCAGAAGACCACGGTACAATAGTTGCCGTAGGAATTCCTTCGATACCTGTAAGGTTTGCACCAGAAAAATCGTATCTTGTTGCTTCGTAATTTGACATATTATTTCTCCATATAAGTCCAGCCTACATTTGAACCAGAAAAAACTAATCCAAAACCTGCACCCTCTGTATTAACAACTAAGTCGGAAGTTGCGTTTGCTATTTTAGAACTGTTTCTGCCTACAGTCAATGCAGCAGAATCGAAATTAAATCTTGAATCTATAAAATGAACTTCATCACCAACAGCTGGTGAAGCTGGTAGTGTAACCGTAAAAGCTCCGCCTGTTGTATCTATAAAAAGTTTTGCTCCAGCTTGAATTGTTTCTGCTGCAGTAAGTGTTCTCCATTTTCTATATTCATTTGCTTTGATAACATTTGTTCCATCAGCGTAAAGGACATAACAGTTTCCCTCACATAAAAGTACACCAGAACCAGATGCAGTTTTAAATGTTAAAGTATTTCCAGCGTGGTCAGTACCATCTACTATATTATAAACTTTTTCTATACTATCAGGACATGTTACTGTTCTGTTTGCTGCTAGAGTTCCTGTTAATTTTATTGTAGCATTTCTTGCATTGGAGATAGCTGCGTTAGACATCGCTAAAGCAACATCAGATGATGCCACGTCAATTTCTTCATAACCTGCAACCGCTTGTTGAACAAGATTTAGGTTAGTGTTAGTCTTATCACCCCACTGACCAGCATTTTCACCTGTTACCATTAATTCAAGTTTCAAATCTGATGAAAAAGATGAAGCCATAATTTTTTATCTCCTTATTGTTTGTATTTTACCTTAATTAAGCTGCCCTATCAACCTCAGTCCAACTATTATTTACTCCTAGGTCAATTTCTGACCATGAAGTTACATTAGTAGATCCTGCTGACATTGTTGCTTGTATTCCAGTAACATTTGTTAATCCATTTCCTGTCACTGTGACTGATCCTATTGATGATGAGGCTTGTAAACCACTTACACCAATAATTTGTCCAGGTATATCCGCATGTTGACCAAGGGACATTGTAGCTTGAATTCCTGTAGGAGATTCAACAGTAGTTTGAATTAAGGTAAATGTACCAAGCGACAAGGATGCTTGTATACCACTTACATCAACTGGTGTTTTCAATCCTCCAACTGCTGTTCCTACTGAACCTGTAATCTGTATACCAGTTGCATCTACATTAGCATCTGCCGTTACAGTTGATGCGGTTGTTAAGGCATCTAACTGATCTTCTGCAGCTATTACAGTGACATCTCCATCAATTTGAATTGAAAAAGAAGGATTAGAAAAAGTTGAAGTTAATTGTTGTCCTGTTATTTCAACAGTATGATCTGTAAATCCAATTGCATTACCAATTGAGGCTGTTAAAGAAATACCAGTTGCGATTACAGAAAAATTATCGCCCCAAGCAAAAGAGCCCCATTCGGCTCTACCCCAACCCTCACCTGTTAATGTTGTATCATCAATAGTTACACTACCTATTGAGGTAGAGAATTGTGAACCAGTTACATTTATTTCTTGTCCAATAGGTGTTGAAACAGATCCAACTCCTAAAGATTCTAAACTTCCTGTAACTGAAACATCAACAGAGGAACCAGCAACAGCACCAGCGTTTGTTGCTGTTAATTGAATTCCTGAAATTGTTCCTGCGTCAGCCCCTGCTCGCCCTATTGAGGTGCCAATTGAACTTGTTAATGATATGCCACTGAGTGAGACTGTTTCATTAGATAGATCTCCCCAATCTGATGCTCCCCATGTCTTTCGTCCCCATCCAGTGGCCATATCATTTTAATCCTTATGCAAGTCTTAAGATAGATGCAGATGTTGTAAATGCTGGAAACTGAATTGTAAAAGTTCCAGAAGTAGCAGTTTTATCTGCACCAAAATTTAGCACTGCAACAGCGTCAGTAGTATTTGATCCACCATCAGTTGTAGTGTTATAAATTAAAGCTCCTCTTGCAGTTAATGTTACACCAGTGAATGAAAGATCTGCGAAGTCTGTAATCGCTACGCCTGATGATACTTTCACACCTTGGTTTACTAAAGCTTTTCCACCAGCACTGTATCCTGAAGGTGATGAAACTTCGTTACTTGTTGCATAGTTTGTAGTTGAAGCTCCTAAAGTTGCTTGAGATGTAAACATCGCTAATTTATAAGTGTCAGACGATGTATCAAAATCATGTTTACCTTGTAAAAGCTCTTTTTTAAAACTATTGCAAATAGCATTAGTTGTTATTGCCATAATTGTTCTCCTATTAATTATTGGTTTGGAGAAGGTGAAGGAACTACCATTCTTGGTACACCATCATCATACTCCGCACGTCTTCTTCTACCCATTTGTTGTAGGGCAAAATTCTGTACTTCTTCAGTATACTTTGTTTGGTATAAGTTGTATAGATTATCAGGACCTTTTAAAAATCTAAAAGCCTCTGCTAATACACCATGTAATAACATTGACTCTTGATAGGTAGATAAAAAAGTATTATTTGTTGAAGTAAATTCAGGTGGATCAATAATATAATTTATCTGTACAGTAACTGCACTACCTGGTGTTGGTGCTATTAAAATATTAAAATCATCCCAATTAGCAAAGTATTTTGGAGTGCCTGTAGTCGAATCATTTGGAGCAAACTCAGAAATAAAACTTGTGTCTCTTTTTTCTAAAAAAGTTCTGTTGTTAGAACTATCAATAATTTGCACAGATCTAATTATCATTAAATCTGCGGGTAAAGATATATACCTATTATTTGCTGTCGTTGTGGATGTAGCGTATTTTCTTAAATCATCATAATCAACTTTACCTGCTACATCTAACTCAACATTTCTTATAAAATCTTGAATAATTGCATCAGTCAGAACATTATTACCTACTTCTGTATAGTTTCTTATTTGTGTTAAAAAATTTGAGTGTGTAATAGCCATTATGAAATACTTACTCCTACATCTCCAATAATTGATATTAATTCTCTTCTTCTATTTTGAACAGAGGGATCTTCAGGAACCATTGATGAAATAGATGTTGTAATTCCATTTGAAGTTACTTGAAAACTTTGAGTGCTAAAAGCAAAATCTCCTGGTAGTGAAAGATTTGCTACACCAACAACAATACCACCTGAATCTGCAATAGTATTATCATTTGAAGCAACAGTTGTTGGTTGTTGAAATTTCATAACTCTAGGATTTTTTAAGGCTATTGCATCTGCCTTATGATGTGGTGGATCTAATTGAGGATGTTTTGGTTCAAATTCAGATATGTGAACTAAGGAACCATTCCATTCTTTAACCATTTCTTTATATGGATATTCCATACCTGATCTATCAGATATTGCCTTTGATCTTTTACCAGTTGCGAAAGACATTATACTCCATCTCCAAAATAAGTTTGAGGTGAAATATAAACGGATGCTCTTTGACCATCCTCATTTAAAGCTCTTAATAATTCATCCTCATATAATTGTTTTAAAAGTTGTATTCTGTCAGGTGCTCTTTTTTGTGATAAATAATATGCAAGACCTGAACACATGCAAGGTAAAAATCTATATGCAACATCAGCCTGATTAGAATAAACTCCCGCATCTTCTATTCTATTTATTGTGTAAAATTTTAATGTTGTAAAGGTATTTGCATCAGGAGCTAAATATAAATTTATTGTAGGTGTAGTTAATCTATCAACAAAATATTGAGACGGCTGTCCTGTTTCTAATTTGTTAGGAAGAGCTGCATATGCAGATCTATCTATTTTTGTTAATGATATATCATTTGTAGATGAAGTATTTCCAGCTGCATTTGTAGTAGAAATATAAGCCTCTAAAACGTCATTTACATTAGATGCCACAGAATATGTAGCTGTTCCTGCAACTAATGCAATTTCATTTAATTTAACTTTCCAAAGATGAATTCCCCTATTGCCCCATTCTGAAAATAAAAGATTTAAACTTCTTCTTGCGCTACGTAAGTCCTGACCACTATTAGTTCGCATACCGCATCTTTCGTATGCTTCTTCAATAATATCATCGATATTTAAATCGAATGTTGTAGTTCCTGACGTAGCCATAATTCATTACATTATGTCTTTGTAATAATCCAAAGACTTTCCTGGTATTAAGTTTTCATCTTGAAGGCCTTGACCTTGAGTTCTAGCTGCACCATAACCTTTAGCCATATCGCCTTTGTATGCTTTCATCATGCCACCATCTTTTTCAAAACCCATTTTGTTTCTAACTTTTGTTGGTAATTTGCCAAGTGATTTTTCTTTACCTGGCGGTATTGGTTTTAATCCCATTGTATCTCCTCCTACACTCATTTTCAAAAGATCAGCGTGATAATCTTTTGTACTTGTTTTACTTAATTTAGTTTTTAATTTTTTAACTTTAGCTTTCTTTTCAGGAGACATTGTTGCTACATCGTAAGCTAGTTTCAAAGCACTTGCACCTAGACCAATTGGAGTAGCCATTCTAGCTACTCTTGCAACAGATCCTCTTTTACCAAGATACATTGCAGCTTTAGGAAATTTAGATGCAACTCCTGAAACTGTTAAGCCTTTAAATAAGTTTCTAAATTTTCTACCTTTTTCAAAAGCAGTTTTTTCAAACTGAGCTGGATAATTTGCACCTTTAGGCATGCCTCTGTCTTTTGCAAACAATGATTTTAACTTACTACTTTCCTTCATAATTCTCCTTAGATTTCTATCATACCACCGTAATACTTCTTGGTAAAGGTACTCACATTTGTTGGTTTACCACCAACTCCTTGTGGCTTAGCTCTTTTCCTTGCAACGGCACTCCGCTTCTGTGAGTCTGTCATCCTTGCTGCTTTTGCAGCAGGCACGCACTTTGGATATTTTCTTTTTTGATCGGCTGCTAATTTGGATCGACCGCAAGGTGCGTAAGATCCATCCTTTCGCTTGCTTCCAATATCTACCCATTTTTGTGAAAACCATTTTTTGAGACTCATTAGAATACTCCTTTGAATCCCATACCTCGTATTGCTGCTCCACCGCCTCTAGATAATTTTTCTATTTTTGTAGTAGTATCTATACTCATAGATCTTGATGGTTGCATCTTGTCTCTTGATTGTGGAGGTCTATTATATTTTTTTCTTTTCTCTTTTTTTTCTCTCTCTTTAAGTCTATCAACAGCGATACCTACATTTGCTTTTGTAATAGATTCTAAACTTTTTGCTTGAGCTGCATGTAACTTAGATGCTTTTTTTAAACCAACTATAACTTTATCAATTTTTGCCTCTCCACCTATTTTTTTACCAGCTGGTTTAGGTCCTTTAAAATCTTTTCTTTTTACACCTGATGGATCTTTTATTTTTCCCGCACAAATTTTACTAGCGTATGCATTAGCATATGCACTGGGATAAACACGAAATTTTCTTTTAGCAGCAGCTTTTCCTCTTGGACATAATTTAGTCATGCCAAATTATAGCATTTTTTTATTATGCAGTAAACGTCTTAGCTAAAGGATTCTTTTTACGTTTAATGGCGAGTTTTACTCTTCTCTTTTTTTCCTTTTCATCTCTCGCACCTCTTAGCTTACCCTCAACTTGTTTTGATATTTGTGATCTTGTTATGGCCATAAATCTCCTTTTATTGTAACCATGATACTATACTATATCTTTTACCTTTTGTAACTGGTTCTATACCATGTGGATATAAAAAATTACTAGGAAAAAAAACAATTGAACCTTTATTTAAATTCAATTTTTTAATTATATTTTTTTTCTGATCAGTAAAAACTAATGCTCCTCCCTCGTAATCCTCATTTAAATTAATAATAATGCTTAGAGATCTCGGTAACAAAGTGTTATGATCTATATGTGTCGTAAATTTTCCACCCTCTTCATATTTTAATAAATCTATTTGACTTAATTTTACACTTTGCATGAAAGGGAATTTACCCTTATAAAAAATATATAATCTTTCAATTTCTGATAAAATCAATTTAAATAAATCTGTATTTGGACGAATTTGATAACCAAAAACATCTCTCGAATCTTTATCATAAACGTCATTTGAACCTTGTTTAACTAATGATTTTTCTAAACATTTTTCATCTGCAACTTTAATAAGAGTATCTATTACAGATTGTCTAACAACATTTTTAATTTCGACTATTGCTTCTAGATGATCCATAATTAATAATTAAATGGTATACCTAATTTTTTTCTTTGGTCAAATTTATTGTGTTCGTATTTACCATTGGCAAACACATAGTGTAAAAATACTTGAGCACAAATATCACCATCAAAAGGTTCTCTCCAATGTTCTAAATCACAACCATTATAAATTAACATGTCACCTGGATTAAGATTAAATTTTTTGTTATCTACAAATAAAGGCCAAGAGTCTCCTCCTAAATTTATAGAGCCACTTAATTCACAAGAAGGTCTGTCAGTATGTTTTTTTAATTCATCACCTTTTTTGTAAAGTCTTGCATATGAGTACGAAGGAATAATATTTTTATTTATACTGCTTGAAATAGTTTCTGTCATTTCTTGTAATAATGTTTCCATGGCTAAATCAGAGTAAACAGAATAAGTATTTGGAGCTTGAGGATCTCTAAAACTACCAAACGTTTCTTCATAAGGAACTAAATTATTTTCAAATAAATAAATAATAGCTTCTTTTTTAAGGATTAAATAATTATACAAAAAATTTGTTAAATTTTTTTCTACAGCATTTTTAAATAATTTATATTTAAACATTTAATTTTTCTATTTTAATATTTCCTGCAATAGTTATAGAATTAGAATTTGGTCTTACCCAATGGTCTAAATATGAGGGAAACATTACTATATCTCCTTGTTTATAAACTGGATCGTAAGAAACATCAAATAAATGTGAATTCTTTCCCATTTCTAATAAATTTTTTACAGGTGAATTAAAAACAGTATAACTTTTATCAGTTTTATAATAAATAATAAATGAAAAATCTCCTGGATGACAATGTGTTCCCTGATAATTATTATTATCGTATTTGTTTATCCACATACCAGTCATTTTAAATACAAAATTTTTACATTTATTTTTTAACAAATGTGCAAGCATATCTGTTAATTGTAAATTTAAATAATTCATAGAGTTAACATCTAGAAGTGTTTGTCCCTCTAATGTTGTTTCTATTTCTGATTCAAATGTTTTTGAAAATTTATTTCCTACTACATTTATTTTTTTTAAATCCAAAGTTTTTATTGCAAAAAATGTTGGAAAAATATTTTCGACCTTGACGGTGTTATCCATAAAATTTAAAATAAATCTTTTGCTTTTCCTATTACGGGTTTGTATTTAGTTTTTCCTTCAGATTTATATGCATGTAAAAATTGTTTTCTTGGTTGGTCAGGGACATAACTACAATGTATCCACCCACTGTTAGGTTCACTTGGATCGTAAAACTCTAATATTAATTGATCAAATTCTAAATTATCATAAATCCAATCTGCTAGTTCCGCATTGTCCGTACCCATACATTCAAAATCTGCTGCCTCTGCTTTTGCATGCTGACTATTGACTGAGCTACCAATCTTAACGCATAATTGCTCACTACGAAATCCGCTTGTCACTTTAACTCTGCCAAAGTGATCACGTACAGGCTGTAAGATATTTTCACAGAGTGCCTTTAATTTTTCTATTTGACCAGAGTTGGGATTGTTGTTGATATCTAACCTAATGGCGGTATCGGATTTAATCAATTCTTGTAAAGTAAAATTACGTGAAAGATTCATTTATATTTTTTGTAAATTTGGATTATTTGTTAAAATATTTTTTTCTGCTCTAGGTCTTGCTAAAGAATCTTTACTTCTTTTTCTTAAAATAGCAATAGCAGACTCTTTTGTTCTTTTTTCTTTTGCTGCTTTTAATAAATCAAATTTGAAATTCATAACATATTATACTGTAGGTGGTTCTGGAGTGCAATAAAACTTAATGAACATATTATACGTATTTACTTCTACTTTTCCTAATTCATCTAATTTTCGTAAAGATTCTTCATAGCCAAATTTCAAACAATCATATTGTGATTCAAATTTATTTGGCCATGGTACAGGATCCATACAAGCACCAGCAACTTGTGAACATATAATTAAACTAAGAACAAATTTCATTCAAGGATTAAAGCTTTGATATACTTTCTTCCTTTGTATATTTCTATTTCTGCTTTTCCTTTATAACATTTATAAGATATCGATTCTGAATACTCCCGTTCAGCATGGCGTTTTCCACGAAGGCAATGTGCCATGTTTTTTTGCACAAGGTGTTCCTTGATCTCTCCATTGATAAACATCAAAAGGGCTACGACAGACTCTATCATTGTGAAAAACTTCCATTCTTGTAACCAATCTCACGATTAGCATCTTTTAATTTTTCTATATCTACCAAAACCTTATCCATTTGTTTTGTTAAAAATTCTATGTTGACTTTATTCAAAGCCATGTCCTCAATATGTTTATTAATACGATCGGTGGTCTTGTACAAATCCTCCAACATCATGTACTGCTCAGAATCCGCGGGCAGTGATCCCATCTGTCCACGTGGCCATTTAATTCTAAATTCTGTATTCTGATCAACGTCCTGCTCCATTATTTTTATTTTAGTATCTGCAACATTTAAACGTTCTACAATTTGAAAATAACCCATGGTTCCGAGTGCCACGATGATGATCAAAGAGGCAACCGTCTTCATCGGCATTTGTACAGCTGCTTCTTCCGAAATGTTTAATGGTTTCTTATTCATTTTTTATTTTTCTTTTTAAATAAATTATCTATGAGTGACCCTATTTTGTCTAGAGCTTCAAAACATTTATAAATTAATTTATCTATAATTCTCAAATTATTCCTCTTCTTTTTCTTTTTCAAAGCCCTCATCTAACATTTCACTTAAGGTTTGTTCTTTTTTTTCCATTTTGTAAAACATTCTGTCGCTGTCTTCTGTAACCATGTCGTTATCTTCAGCATCCCAATATGTAGTCTGAACTTTGTAATCTGGCCAGCTGTCATCAGTAGTATAACTATTAATGTGCCAGAGAAGACGATTATTAGGCTGAGCTGCAAAATTGCCGTTATTAAGAGCCAATATATGCGCACACTTATGTTCTTGAGGAATTTCAGAATGTTCAGTATCCAAAATATTAACGTCTGGATGAGCCCAATCAATCGTAAATAAATATTTACCATGATAGAATTTTTTATCTAAACCTAAATATTTACCGCTTACACCATCCAACCAATCAAAGCAAGTAACACTAGGCCAGTAGCTAAAACTGTTCCACAGTTCCAACTCGTGCGTCTGCATATTCGGCA